ACGACGACAACGATGGAGGACACGCCTAAATGAAACGCACCGTTCCCCAATCACCCGCCACCGAGCGCGCCGTGCTCGGCAGCCTCCTCGCCGAGCCGAACTTGGTCGATGAAATCGCCGGCCTCCACGCCGATCTTTTCTTCACGCCGTCGCACCGCCTCATCTACGAGACCATTGCCGAGATCCGCGGCGAAGGCGGCACGCCCAACCTCATCGCCACTACCCAGCGCATCGATGCGGCGCATAAACTAAACTTTGTCGGCGGCGCCGGCGCCCTCACCGAGTTGCTCTCTCAGTCTGCCGGCGGACCCGCGGGCGTGGAGTACCATGCGCAAACCCTCCGGGATCTCCACGCCCGCCGCCGCATCATTGACGCCGCGGTCGCCATGCAAGCGTCAGCCCAAGACATGGCCGCCGACGCCGACAGCGTCCTGCAGCAAGCCGGCGAGTCCGTCCTCAGCCTTAGCCTCACCACCGCCACCGACAGCATGCGTCCGGCCGCCGCTATCGTGCCTGGCCTCCTCGAAGAGCTGGAGAACCTGATGACCAACCGCGTCCCGCTCGGCTTGAAGACCGGCGTGCAGGACTTTGATCAAATGACCGGCGGCCTCCGCGGCGGACAGTTTGTCGTCATCGCCGGCCGTCCAGCGATGGGCAAGAGCGCGCTGATGATGAATATGGCCGACAACCTCGCCCAGCGCGACGTGCCCGTCCTTTACTTCAGCCTCGAAATGCCCGCGCAAGAGCTGGCCAGCCGCGTTGTCCTCAGCCGCGCCGACACCAACTCCGAGCTGATCCGCAACGGCTTCTTGGACTTCGCCGCCAAGCGCCGCATCGCCGCCGCCGCCGACAAGTTCGCCAGCGAGCCGATGTATATCGACGACCGCGGCGGCTTGAGCCTCCTCGACATCCGCGGACGCGCCCGCTTGGCCGTCCGCCGCTGGGGCGTGAAGTGCATCTTCGTTGACTACCTCCAGCTCGTCAGCCACGCCAACGCCCAGAGCCGCGAGAACGAAGTCGGCTTTGTCTCCCGCGGCCTCAAGAGCATGGCCATGGAACTTGGCATCCCGGTCATCGCCGCCGCGCAGCTTAACAGGAAGGCCGAAGACCGCGCCGAGCATCAGCCCCGCATGTCCGACCTCCGCGACTCCGGCCAGATTGAAGCCGACGCCGACATCGTCTGCCTTGTTCATCGCCCTGCCTACTACGTCTGCCGCGAATCCGGCGAGAACGAACCCGACCCGCAGAATGCCGTCCTCGACGTGGCCAAACACCGCAGCGGTCGCAACGGCGTGATCAACCTCACTTGGCGGCCCTCGCTCACCCGCTTCCAGAGTGCCAGCACGCCCACCAACATCATCCCGGCCCCGCGCCTCACCGACGAACCTAGCGGCGTCTACGCCCCGGATAAACAACTTTGGGAGGCGCTCAACGAATGATCAACTCCCGCCAGAAAGGCGCATGCTTCGAGCGCGAAGTCGCCAAGGCACTGACCGCCGAAGGATTTCCGGCCAAGCGGGGCGCGCAAGTGAGCCAAGGATCGTGGGGAATTTCGGCTCCTGACATTGTCGTGCCCTGCTTGCCCGGATGGCATTTCGAGTGCAAGCGCCACGGCCGCGCCCGCTTCGACCTGGACGCCGCCATCGCGCAGGCCCGCCGCGACGCCGGCACCGACCTGTGCGCCGTCATCCACCGCCGAGACCACAGTGAAATGCTTGTCACGCTTCCGTTTAACGAATTTTGCACGCTTATGCGTCACTCCGACTTTCCTATCCAACCAAAAACACAACCAAAAACAACCACATAACATGCCAAACAAAACCCTAACCACACCCGTGGGCATCGCCCGCTACCCTCACCTCAACCGTCCCGACACCAAGTTCGACGACGTGGGAGTCTACAAAGTGAACCTCGAGCTGACCGCCGAGGAAGCCGAACCGTTCCTCAAACAGGCCGAGGAACTTTTCTCCGCGTTCGTTGCCGAGAAGAAAGCCGAGCTGAAGAAAGACAAGCTCAAGCTCCACGCCGCGCCTTGGGAAGACAACGACGGCCTCGTCCAGTTGAAGCTCAAGGTCAAGGCCGTGGGCAAAGACAAGGCCGGCGAGACCTACAGTCGCGCACCGAAGTTGTTCAACGCCTCCGGCGACATCATCACCGATAATGTCGGCGGCGGCAGCAAGATCCAAGTCGCGGTCGTGCCTTACTGCTGGTACACCGGCACGCTCGGCGCCGGCATCACGCTGCAACCTAAGGCTGTCATGGTACATGACCTCGTCACCTGGGGCGACGGCGGCAGCGCCGTGTCCTACGGCTTCGACGTGAGCGAAGCCAAGCCTGAGTCTCGCAAAACCGGCACCGACGACGAAGAAATTAGCTGGTAACCGTCATGCCAGCAAAAAACACCACAGTCAAAAGGGGGGCGGCAAAACGCCGCTCCCCTAGCAAAGCCACCAAGCCCGCCGAGCCAGATCGCTTCACCGAGGACGGACGCAAAATCGTCCGCCTTGAGAAGACCCGCGCCCATCAAAAGTATCCGCTCAAAGACGGCACCGATGTTCCCGGCGCCAGCACCATCGCCAAGATCGGCGAGGACAGCAGCGGGCTGATTCACTGGGCTTGGAAGCTCGGCATGGAAGGCCAGGATTACCGCAAGGTCCGCGACAAGGCCGCCGACATCGGGACCATCGCCCACTTCCTCATCGAGTGTTTTCTCCACAACCACGTTGCCGACCTCTCCGAGTTCAGCCCCGCGGACGTCGAGAAAGCGACCATCGCCTTCAACAACTTCAAGCGCTGGTGGGACGAAGAAGGTCTCACCGTCATCGAGCCAGAAGTGCAGTTGGTCTCCGAGGAATACCTCTTCGGCGGCACCATTGATGCACCGTCCCGCGACCGCGACGGCAAGATCGTCCTCCTCGACTGGAAGACATCCAAAGCCATTGTCGGCGCGCACAAGGTGCAGCTCGCTGGCTACGAGCAACTCTGGAACGAGAACCGCCCGGACATGAAAGTCCAACGCCGCGGCATCGTCCGCATCGGCAAGGAGTCGCCGGACGATTTCGAGGTCGCTTGGATGTTCTCAGCCGAGCCGTTCTGGAAGGTCTTCCAAGCGCGTCTCAACCTCCACTACGTCCAGCTCATGGCGAAGAAAGCCGCCTAAATGCCCCCACGCAGAACCATCGCCATCGTCCGCAAGAAGCTCGGCCGCGAAAAAGCGGACGGCATGACCTTGGGCGACGGCAAAGTCTACATCGATCCCCGCCAATCCGGCGCGGACGAGCTAGACACGGTTCTGCATGAGCTGCTCCACCATGTCTGCCCTGACATGAGCGAAGAAGCAGTCGCCGAGAAGTCCGCCACGATGGCGAGGTCGATGTGGAAAGACAAGTGGAGGCGCGTCCACGAGTGACCGCCGCCGGCTACATCCTCATCGGCCTCGCCGCAGGCATAGTGCTCGGCGCCCTAGCAGCCTACGGCGGCATGTTCGCCTGGGCCATCCGCTACGGAAACAACGAAGAAGAATAATTTATGAAAAAACCCGCAGGACTATACGCCAACATACACGCCAAAAAAGCCCGCATCGCCGCCGGAAGCGGCGAGAAGATGCGCAAACCCGGTTCCGCTGGCGCTCCGACCGCCAAAGCATTTCGGGCATCCGCCAAGACCGCCAAAGCGCGCCGATGACCTCCAGCGCCCTTATCGCCTCGGTCGGCTTCATTTATTTCTTTGTCGCCATCGACCTCGGCCTCATCCAGCACCGCTACTGGCATAGTCTGATTTGGTTGGGCTATGCGGTGGCTCAAATCGGGCTATGGAGGGTAACCATTTATGACTAAGCCCCGCGACATGTACGACCTGACGAGTCATCCGACCGACACGCCAGAGATCAAGGCCAAGCTCAAGCAGGCCATCAAACTTTACAACGAAGTCGGCCGCGACCGCGCCAGCAACAACTTGCCCGCCCTCGCCGCCGCCTTCGCCGCGCGCAAGCGCAAACAATCCAAATGACTTTAAACCTGCAGGCTCAATCGGGCTTTCGCCGGGATTCCATGTGGTGTGGTCCCGCGGAGCATTCCGTTATGCCCAGCCCCGCCGAGCGAAACGAGCGGGGCGCCTGCACATTCTTCCCATGATCTCCTGGCCGCCCCAAAACTTCCGCGTCGAGGTAGACGGCATCGGCACCTGCCGCGTGCTCTACGTTGTCGCGCAGGGCGGCCTTGAAAACGACTACGTCACTGTCTGCCGCGAAGACAGCGGCCGGTGGCTGACCGCGCGCATCGACCAGCTCGCTGCCGCAGAGAATCCGACTTTGGACATTTTGGGCGCCGCGCCGGTTTAACCAACGGCTTGGGGAAGCTGGCGTTGCGCAAACGCACCGGCCGGCGCCCGATCTACTTCGTGAACGAGCACGCACAACGCTTCAAGCCCACGCCGCACCCTGTCATGCAGGTCGATCTT